CTGATTCACAAAAAGAACTTGCAGGTCAGGTTGCATTAAACCAAGACCATGTAAGGGATGTACAAAACAAGCTGAATACGAATGCTTTCATGCGACAACAATTAGTTGAATGTGAAAAGGCATTTGTAGAGAAGTTTCAAAAAGGTTTAGCAGAGCTTAAAAAAGCCCTAGAACCTGAAGTTGTTGAGGCTGAAGTAGAAGCATGATTGTAAGAAGGTGTAGTCAGGGTCATCGTGTAAGGATTCATAGAAATACCACACCCGGTGCAATCCGTGTAAAGACATATCCAGATGGAACTAAAGAGACTCTGGCTTACCCTTCGTCTTATGATTATTTTGTAGATGTAGATGGAACTGTAGCAAAGAAAAGCAATAGCTTTAAAGTTGCTGAAGAATTTTATGTATCAGAATGTGCAAAGAAGCATGGTGATGGTCATGGTAGATTAATAATAGGAGGTCATCATCTAATAAATGGTGTCGCTACAAGTCAATCAGATTATCCCACTATGGATAATACCAAAGCAGAAATACAAGATTTTTATGATAAACGTGGAATCTCTTATGGTTCTAGTGAAATTAAATCGGAATTATTATCAAGGATAGTTCCACAAATGAGTGGTGATACAGAAGTATCTAAGCATCTAAAGGTTTAATATGATAATAACAAATGAAATAGATTATGAAATATCAACATCTTATAATATTACTGTTAATTATATTTATATTGACAGGGTGTGATTCTGGATGGTCAGTCTGTGGCTGGGAGGTTAAGTGAGTGGTAAACCAGATACCGCTAGAAGTTATCGGGCTACTGTACTTGATGATAACGCCATTGTTAGCATTAATCTTAAATGGCTTGGGCAAGGATTGGTCTTGGTCGCAGCATTGGTCTATGGGTATTGGCAAATTGAAAGTAGGATTCAATCGTTGGAAAAACAAGTCTCTGTTGCAGATAAAACTATTACAGAGCTTGTGCAAAAACATATCAAAGAAGAAGAAGCTCGTTATGCTGAAATGGAAGAAGAGCTTAAATGGCATCAGAAAATTTTAAAGAAAAAGAAGAAATAATGGATTTTATGGAAATATATGGCGAAGCAGGAATGATTGGAGTAGTTGGTGCTATGTTTGTATATTTAGTAGTATCGCTTTCTAATAAATCAGCTCAACAACAAGAAACATTAGAAAGTTTAAAAATTGAAAATAAAGGTCAAAGTGAAACTCTTGAAAATATGGAAGGAATGGTTATTAAACTTATTAACAGATGGAATCAATCAGATGATAAGCTGGATAGAAAGTTTGATGCTATTACTAAAGAGATAAATGACCTTGATAATCAAGTATCAGAATTAAAAGGCTCTATGAGCAGAATAAATGGAAGGCACTGATGAAATTAGCAGATATATATAAAAAACAACAAAAAGAAAAAATAGTTAATCAAGATACTAGTTCATCGGGTCATAACGTTAATTTAATTGTTAGAATGCCAGAGGTCGCTGGGTTGATAAAGCATTTAGAAGTTCTGTATTCTAGCATGATAGTTCAAAATATGCAAAGGCCGTCTAATGAATCGATGTGGGAAAAAGTTAGTTGGTTCAATCCTGGCCAAGGAGCTGTGAAGCAATCACAGAGTGTGAATTAATGGATAGTTTAAAAGTAACAGGAATAAGCACGGGACTCGGAATGGTGTATTGGACAGACCTTATATCAGGTGTTCTAATGTGTATTATGTTTGCAATACAAATTTATTATTTATATTTAAAAACAAAAAAGATAAAGGAGTAGTTATGTTAGTTAAAATGATTGCAGATGAGTTATTATCTGACAAAACAAAAGACGAAATCATTGATGAGATAAACAAAGCTGTTGATATACCAATTATTAGTGAAAAAACAGAAAAGGCTATTTTAGAAGCTCTTTGGAAAATCATTAAAGGCGTTCTATTAAAAAGGTTAGGTGTCTAAAATGAAAGTAGTTGAAATGATATTATTTATGGCAATAGTAAATGGAAGCCCGTCTAAACCTGAACCAGTTCAGGAAGCTTCAGTTATAGTTGCTATGGAAGATGTTAAAAAGAAAAAGAAAAAAGGTAAGAAAATTGGTCAGAAAGGCAAGAAGAAAAAGAAAGGATTCTGGTCAAAGGTCTTCGGAACAAAATAAAGGAAATATATGCCAAAAGTAAAAGAACAAAAAAAACAAAAAGACGATGTTCAGGAAAATCTTGAAAGGGCAGTAACATTCTTATTAGACGAATTAGAAGATATGAGAAATAAATTAGATAAAGTTATGGTAAGAATGGGATTATAATGTCTGACGTAATTGGATTATCTGATGTTTCTTCTAAGGACACAGGCAAAGGAAGTAAATTAAAGACAGGCGGTAGAAGGAAGTATAATATGAGTAAAGTTAAAAGTGTTCTAGAAAAAAAGATGGAAAAAGATTTAAGGTCTAATAGAAAATGGAAAAGCAAGGATAAATGCGCAAAGTGGAAAGAACTTGGTTATTCTAGCTTAGCTGGTTGTAGGCATGATAATCCTAGAGATAGAATAAAACCAATTCCTAAAAAGGAATTATCAAAAATAATGGAAGCTAAAAAAGGAAAATAATATGCCAAAACAATGTGTAGAAAACCTAATAAAAAAAGGAATGAGTAGAGCTAAAGCTCATGAAATATGCTATCCCGGCCAGAAAGGAAGTTCAACAAAGCAAGAAGAACAAGATAAAGTAATGTGGGACATGGCTGAATCAAAAAACGTTAGGATGAAAAATAGACTCAATAAACAAGCTTCAAGCGGCCCTAAAGGTTACTAATGGCTAAGAGAGTTGATTTATTCGGACATGATAGGGGGTTTGGTGACACCGTTAGTCGTGTAATTAAAACTGTCACTAGAGGCAAAATAAAGGAGTGTGGAGGATGCAAGAACCGCAAAGATACATTGAACAGGATGATTCCCTACAGGAATCCAGAGACCAAAAGTTACGAGTAAAAAACGGCGGGAGAATTGAAGGAACTGAAGGTGGATTGCGTGTAGACGTATTTGACCACGATGCTAATTCTGAGTACGATTTTTCAGAACATGATTGCCTTGTATGCGAACTCCCAGAAAATGCACAAGAGTATATAATATCGGATATAGAATACGAAGAATCCAATGCCTAAACAAATATATAAGGTCGACCAATTTCATGGTGGACTAAATAGTAGCGCAGACCCAAGAGATATAGCTGATAATGAATTAGCTGAAGCTACTGATGTAATGTTTGACAATTTAGGTAGGATAAGGACTATGGGTGGAACTACCACTCATGATGCCCCTACAAAGGCAGTTGATGTAGAACCCGGTTATGGATTATTTACTTTTTCACATGATAGACAATATGGTCATCTTGGAGAGCATTTAAATAACACTGGTAATTTTAGTTCTAATTGGGCTGGTGGTAATGGATGGACATTAGATTCAACAGATGCTTCTTATGCTCATCATGCAAGTCCAGCTGATTTAATACAAGTTCAATCTTCAAGAAGGGAATTAGGCGTAGGTAGTATAAAATATATTTTTACATATACTATTAGCAGTTTATCTGGGACAGTCGGAACGTTTAGAATACTTGGTGGTTCTGGCCAATTTGCAAATGCTAATACAAATTTAACAATATCTAATGGAACTCATGTTACGACATTTGTATCAAGGTCAGATTGCGCAAGTAATCCTTTTACGATAGATGTATCTTCATCTTCAGGAGCTTCTTTTAATCTAGATAATGTTTCTTTAGTCCCTTATGATACTCCAGAATTAGGTGATGATTATATGGTTTTGTCGGATGATGAAAGCAATGATACTGCATTATATATTTATAGCCAAAAGAAAGATGTATATGGAACTTCAGAAAGCATACCTATTGGGACTACTGCAGATTATGCTCCTTCTTTTTATTATGTTGATGGAGCTCTAAGAGCAAGTGATGCCAATTTTGGAGATAATAATTCTAGTATATGGTATGGATATGTAAATAGAAAATTTTTTCCAAGAGTAAATGAGGGAGAAAGAATAAGTCAATGGGTAAAATCACCTCAGAATATCAGAAGGCCTTCTACTGCTTATTTTGACCAAGAACCTGTAGTTATAGCCGATGGCAATAGCATGACAAGAAACGCTATTGGTTCTTCAACTGGTAGTGATATAACTGTAGAATACACAGGAGCAAGTGGACAACCTTTATATTCAGGAGGGGCTGCTTGGAATAATGTTTATAGAGTTTATGTAAAAATGAAAGCTGTTAATCCAGATACCACTAATGGATTAGGGGGTGGGGGTGATTATAGATATACATTAACTGTGGAAGATGATACTCCTACCCATACAAAAAGTATTTATTTCCCAGATGCAGATACAAGTAATAGACGGTCAATAGACGCTGGAGAAGAAGAAGAACAAGAATACACATTTTATTTTGATGCCGATAATGATGATATTAATATATCTGGTGGTGAAACTTTAAATGTTAAAGTAACAGACATAGAGGTAAGTGGAACTAATACAGCTGTTGAATTAGATGTTGTTACTGCTTATGAAGGTGTCTATGATACAACCGCTCATACAGCTTTAGGTGAAAATAACGTTTGGTTAAGTTTTGATGACGATGGAACTGGGTCTGGTTGGGATGATTATTTTCACGTTGGTGTAAGTTTTATATACGATGATTCTCAAGAAAGTCAAATAACTCAAGCTGCTATTTCGACTGGAACTGGAAATGATATTTTACAAGGATTAAGCTCTACGAAAGGAGTTAATCTATCTGTTTATTTTAAGTGGAATAGATTGTGGGATAAAAGAATTACAGGGATAAATGTATATCTTAGAAAATTAGATTCAAATGGGAATGTAGAATCTCAATGGTATAAACAAGCAAATGTTAATTTCATTACTGGGAATATTAAAACTGCTAACGGAGTTATAAATCCTATTAAATATGATGATAATGTTGGAGAATACTTTGCATTTATTCCTGACACGGTCTACACAAGCCCTCTTTTTATAGAAACATATCAAACAAGTTCTGGTGTAAATGAAGATGCAGTTTCTACATCTGCTAAATTTAAAACTGCTGTTGTTGCAAATAGGATGGCTTATATAGGTAATGTTGAAATTCAGCATATAGATGGTAGAGTAGAAAGGAAAGGCGATGCTATTCTTAAGTCCCCTGTTAATAGATTTGACGTTTTCCCTAGTACTAGAATTATAGAAGCTTCTGTCCAAGATGGAGATGAAATAATAAAGCTTGAAGAATATGCGGATAGATTGCTTCAATTTAAAACAAAGAAAATGGAATTGATTAATATATCTCAAGAATTAGAATTCTTAGAAGATACATTTATACATAAAGGAGTGTCGCATCCGTCAGCTACTTGCAAAACAGATTTTGGAATTGCTTGGGTAAATATACATGGTTGTTATTTATATGATGGAAAACAAGTTATTAATCTTCTTGAAAAATCTGGAAGGCAAATTATACATGAAGATGATTGGGATAAATTTTTAAGAGCTGATAAGTCGCTTACTGGAACAAGATTAACACCTATGATTGGTTATTTACCAAAAAAACGTCAATTAATAGTATACGATGATATAAGTAATAATAGCACTGGAGACCCAAGAATGTATCTATATGATATGGTAACTGGTTCTTGGACAAAGGGAGCTGAGGATACAAATAGAAAAATCGATACTCAGAAAACAAATTTTATTAATGATTGGAATGGTGATTTAGTATATGCATATCAAGGAGGAATTACTCTTAAATGGGATGATACAAGTGATGCTACTGATACTATAAGTTTTAAAACAAAAGATTTAGACCTTGGTCAACCGGGTCAAAGAAAAAAGATATACAAAGCATATGTATCTTATAGGGGTGATGGAACTGGTGTAACTATTCAATATTCAGTTAATGGAGATACAGATACAGTTTCTCCTTTTTATAGATGCGCAGCTGATGGTTCATCTGATAATACTAATTCAGACACAACTCCCCTTCATGTTAACCCCGGTACTGATGATTGGGTTCTTGCAGAATTAAAACCAGTATCAGCAATAAATAATGTATATAGCTTTCAATTAGTATTTGATGGAACAGCTGCTGCTGATTTTGAAATAAATGATATATCAATAATTTACAGATTAAAGAATGTGAGATAAACTATGGGCGAAATGACAAGGCAAGACAGAGTCAATCTACATAAAAAGCAAGAAAGAACACATTCTTCTACTGGTGAACCAGATTTAAATGGATTAAAAGAAGGTGTTTCTACAATTAGACAAACAACGGAGGGGACTGTTGAGTTTACTAAGGTAAACAATAGTTTACAAAAAAGAGTTCTATCCCCTTCAGCTGCAATACCAGACTTAACAGACAGGACTGGTGGAGCTGCTACCCATACAATATCAAATTATGTTGGAGTTGCTAATAACGCTGGAGTTTCTACTGCAGTTGCTACCGTTGCTGAGGTCGAGGCTTCTTTAGCTACTTTAGTTTCAAAAATAAACGTTATAATAAAGACTCTTAGAGAACAGAAACTTATTGGATAACAAAATAGTAGAAATTATATTAAGTGTTTGTTAAATTAACAATGTATAAAACTATATAATATGAAATCACCAAAAACAAATTTATACTCTGCTGCTATGACCGCTGGTAAAGCTGCTGGAGAATATTCCAGTGCATTATCAGATATATCTGAAAAAGGTGAAGAAATGTCTTTTATAGGTCGAGAAGCTTCTTATGACCTAGCAAAGTCAGGTCAATTTTTTGGAGCTATTAGCACAGCTGTCGAATTAGGAAGCACTCTTCATGGTGGTTGGTTAGATAAAAAAGATTTTGAAATGAAATCTGGTATGTTGGAAGATACGCATGGTAAAATGTCAGAGGTGAAAAGAGGTTTTTGGGATACAGTTTTTGGAGCTCCAAGACAATATCAATTTGGAGAGGGAGATGATGCAAAGATTTTTAGCAAAGCTGGTGTATTAGCAGAAGGTGGATTAATGTTAGGTGAAGGATATTCTCCAAATATGTATGAAGAAGCTACAGGAGTGGGAGGTAATACAAATCAAAACACAGATAAATCATTTATTAGTACATCTACACAAGATGACGAAGATGAATGGGTAGCTCCAGAGGATGTTTCATAATGAATATAGCAAAAAATCATTTATCTAATTTAGCTAATAAAGGAAGATTCGGAGATACTGAATTAGTCCATGTTAATCAACAAGAAAAAACAATGCTTGAAATGGCTGGTGGTTCTGGAACTACTAATCCAAATACGGGATTAAAAGAATATTTCCCGTGGGCAGCTGTTACAACTGGTTTAAGTATATTAGAAGCAAATAAAGCTGGCAGGATTCAAAGCGAAGCTGCTCTAGCTACAAGTCAAGCTGCTCAAGAAGGTATAAAGGCAGTTGACCTAGCTGAGGGACAACTTGGAGAAGCTACTGAAGCAAAGAAAGAATTAGCTATTTTAGGTCATAAGAAAAAGGTATCAGATTTATCATTTACAACTGAAACAAGCGTAACGGATTTAAACAAGCAAATGGATGAAACTGTTAGTAAAAGTAATTTAGCAACTTCTGGGACTGCAACAGAAAAAGAATCTGAAGTTTCTAGAAGGATAGGGCAAACTTTTACATCTGGAATTGAAGGTCTTTATGGGCAACTTGGTGAAACAATGGCTGGTATAGAGCAGTTCCAAGAATCTGAGAAATCTAGATTAAAAATGGAAAGAGCAAGATTATTAAGAGAAAAGAAAATGGCAGATAAGCAAGCTGGAGCTTGGTATATAGGTAAAGGGTTAGGAACTCTTACAACATAATGGCAGTAGATACTTACGGTTCAGCGGCCTTACAATCGCTTAATAGAATATTACAATATCAACAATCTAGAGACCGCTCTCAAGTTCAAGAAGCTCTACAACTTATGCAATTTTCTCAGCAGAAAAGACAATTCGATATGCAATCCGCTGCTAAGAATCTTGAATTATTAGATAATGCAAATAAGCAATTTAAATTAAAAACTGCTCAAAAGTTTGCTGAAGATTTAGGCATGTCAAATGTCTATATGAAATTTAAAGATAACAAAGAAAAAGCTATGACTGATGCTGTTGATTATTTAACGGATACTTGGTCACCACTATCAAAAACGTTATTTGAAGATATGGATGAGGGATTAGATGAGACCGTTGCTTCAGAATTAGTTTCAGCTACTTGGCAATTATATGGAGATGCTAAGAATCCAGATTCCTTGATTAATATAGGTTCTAAATTAAGTCCAGATAAAGAACCAACTGCAGAGAATAAAGCATTACTCAAAGCATTTTCTCAATTAGGTTATTATAATATAGCTGAAGGTGCTGATAATACAAATGTTATAAAAACATTTCAGGCTATGAATGACGCTCTTGTAAACGAATCTAATATTATGGAAGAAACTCAAGAGTATGTGAAAGGTGATTACGATATACAAAGAGATTTTGAATTTACAGAAAGAGCTATTAAAGCATTGGAACAAGAAGCTGGAGTTGATGAACCAGTTCCAGCAGGTACTCAAGTTGTAAGTAATTTTGCACCATCTGAGCAATTAAATCAATCATTTGATTTAATACAATCAAAAAGAAAAGAAATATCTGATAACGAAGCTAGTTTAAAACAGCTTGCAGAAAATCTAGAGAATACAAAACTTTTAAAAGCTCAAGGATTAGAAGTCCCTGAAGAATGGGAACTACAATATCAAAATTATGCAAATACAGAACATGCTATAAATGAAAAAATACGATTACTGAGTGAAGATATAGAAAAATTAACCATGACAAATAGAAATTTAAAAAGAGCTATGGTTTCAAAAGAAGTTAAAGAAGGAAAACATGGGCCAAGTGGATTGGGTAAAATACCAGAGGGTATTGTAGGTGGACTAGATGCATATCAAAAAGCTTCTATATGGAGCGATACTGGTGTATGGGTAACCGATGAAGAATTAGAAGAATGGGAAAAAGCAAGAGGTACAATGACGTGGGCTGAATTTGCATATGACCCGTGGGGAACTACTCAGGTTCCATTAACTCCAGAACCAGAAATATACTCAGAATAATAATGTATGGCAGACAATCTAACACAACAAATATTAGATGATTTAGAAAGGCAAAGAAATGCAATATCTTCTCCAAAAACTCCTAAATCTCCACAGCAACCTCAAGTTTCTGGTCTTTCATTATACGAGCAATTACAAGAAGGTATAGCAGCCGAAGCTACAGACCCCTCTGATAAAAAGTCTGGCATATTTCATGGAATAGCATCTGGACTTTGGCATTTTGGTGATAGTGCATTATTAGGGATACCCGGTCTAGCTATTAAACAACAAACTGGCAAGAAGCCATATGATTTATTATCTGGAGAAACAGAAGGATTAGCTACAGTTGGTGGAGTGGTAGGAGAAGCAGCTGGATTCTTAACTCCAATGAAATGGATAGGCAAGGGTATGAGACTTGCCGCATCTGGGCTGAATAAAGCTGGGACTAGAAATGTAATTAAGAAAGCAGTTAGTGAAGGCGGGGAAGTAGCTAGGAATCTTGGCAAAACTGGAATAGAGGCATCAAAAGCTAGAAAAGCAATTAAATCTGGATTAAAAGCTCCTCAAATAACTGGACTTGGCAAGCCATTATCTAAATACGAATTAAGCTTAGATAAAATAGCAGAAGGCGAGAATGCTATTAGAGCTTCTATATATACTCAACTTAAAAAGCAATTTAAAGATGCTAAAGATGAAGACTTGCTTAATATTACTGAAGCTTCTGTAAGAGCATTAAAATCAGAAGGTGTTCATATAAATAATCTATCTACTCTTATAGAAAGAGGATTAAATAGAACATTGTCTATAAAAGATAAAAGTAATATAACAAGATATATTGCTAGAGCGGCTGAGATGACGACAAGTTTTTCAATATATAATTTATTACATGATGGCGTTCATACAATAGCTGGGGAAAAAGAGTTTGACCCTGTAACTGATATTAAAGACGCTCTTATATTCTCAGCTTTTCTTCCAGCTGTAGAAATGATTGGTAAAGGTGGTCAGGTACATATAAGAAAACAAGCTTGGGATTTATGGAAAGGTCTTAAAAAAGTTAATTTAAAAAAGTTTGATGACCTTACAGAAGCTCAAGCAAATGGCATATTAGATATAATTACAAAAGATGGATTTTTAAGTGAAGCTAAAGGAGTAGCTGGAATAGGCAAGACCGCCAGTAGATACGCTTATAAAGAAAAAAGTAGAGAAGCTGCTATAAATGCTGTTAAAGAGATATATAAAAAGGTTGACCCTGAAACAATGTGGAAAGATTTCTACAAGATTGCTAAAGATGACTTTGTAGCTTCTACTGGAAGAATGGTGCTTGGGGCTGCATATTTCAATTTACAAACATTATTAGACACCAATATGTTAAAGAATCTTCCACCTGAAGAAGTGATGACACACTTATTAGTTGGGGCTTACTTTACAAAAATAAAGAAACCTCTATTTCAGAAGGAATTACCCCATTTAAATGGATTTGCTGAAAGAGCTAGGGCTTTAGAATATCTTGGTTTAGATGCTAAGAATTTTGAACATTGGTCTACAGCTTTCAAAGATGATAACAAATTCGCAGCTTCTTTTTCTGGAATACTTGGTAATAAGCAAATTAAAGAAATAGAACAAATATTTGAATCTCAAAGAGAACAACAAGAAAGACCAGATTGGGAACCTCCAGCTGAATCTATTGGAAGTGTAAGTGAATTGTCTAATCGATATAGACTTGTCCAATATGCTCATGGATTATATGAGCTTGCTCACCGTTCTAGGCATATGAATGATATTTTCACAGCTGAGGGACATGTTAAACTTGAGCATTTAACGGATAAACAGTTAAGCGAGATTCAACGTAGATTAGAAAATGTTGATATAACTGAAACTCAAAAATTAACTGTTGAAGAATTTCACGATTGGAAAAATGATGTAATTAAAGAAGCAGTTAAAGGTAATGCAATTATGCATCTTGAGACTGTTATGCGAATAGCTGACAATATAGGATTAAGATACGACAAGCCCGATGTTATTGATATAGATAAACCAATTAGAATGTCTAAGCTTATAGGGACTCAAGAACAGTTTGCTAATGTAGAATACCATGAATTAAATACTTTTCATTCCCTTAGAAACGCTTTAAGAGATATAGGATTAATAGAAGATATTCCACAAAGAGTAGGTGAAAAAGAATTATCCATAAGAGAAATTAAAAATGATGCTTCTACAAAACATCTTATTTCAGAAAATCTTAAATTACTAGAACAAACTCTTAGAAAAGAAAATTATGGAGATAATTATCAAGAAAAAATAAATTTAACAGATATTAATGACAATGCATTTCTTGTATCTATCGCTGAGTATAAGATAGGTAAAAAGCATGATAGGTTATTTAATATTGTTGAAAATAGATATACGAAATTTGAAGGAACTGATTCAAACCTACATGAGATATTAGAATCAAATTTTGGAGGTCAAGTCCCAAAAGATATATTCAGAAGAGGTGAATTGCTTGAGTTAGGTAAGGGAGAAATGACCGACAAAGAATGGGATAAGATAGATGTTGGTGAAAAGGGTGAAGTACAAAGACAAATAACATTCTTAGCTAAGATTTGGGGATTAGGTAGAGGTAATGGCCCTATAGAAGCAGAGAAGAAAGGAAGGCCTCTTGATTATGAAATTGCTAAGCAAATAGTAGATACTTTCAAAGGCGAAGGATATACTTTCTCAAGAGAAACTGTTGAAAATCAATCTAAAAGACATTATCAAAGATTATTCAATTCCCCTCATATCAATGCAAGTCACTTAACTCTTTTATCAGCTTCTGAAGCTTGGGGATTTGCTGAAGTCGTTACTGAGGATGGAAAGCCTAAGCTGAAGGTATTAGATAGAGAAACAGTTAGAGCTGCTTTAGAAGACCAATTTGATGGTAATAATGCACAAATTGACCCATTTATGAAAAAGTACGATTCGATTCTTAAAGATATGGGTTTACTTGCCAATCAATATGTGGAATTTATTCCAGAAGCAAGTTATAGAAAACTTTCAGATGTGGATGTAGCTATTGATTCTGTATATCAAATGACAAAAACTTTTAATCGTAATGTGATTAAAGAATATGACGAAATTAAAACTAAGGCGGAATCTGACAAAGAAACATTAACAGAAGTGGATGCTATTTTTGATGAAATCCTTGAGCCTGCTGCAGAGGGAGTTGAATTTAAAGATAGGACAAGGAAACCTGTTGAGTCAGCAGAACATCTTGAATTAATAAAAATAAAAATAGATAAGGTTATAAAGAACCCACCTGAATTAATGTCAAAAGATTTCCTACAACAACTTTCTTCATTAAAAGAAAATCTCATAGCTGAGTATAGTGAAGGAAAAGAAACGCAAGGAGTTAGAAGCGTATCTAATATGTTGTATTCTGAAATGTTGGCAAGTGCTAATGAAAACACAAGAATGAATGAAGTCCTAGATGAAATAATGTTTGACCTTCAAAATTATTCAAATGATAGAATTGCATCAGTTCATAGAAAAGATAAATTAATGGCTAGACTTAGAAAGATGGTTGAAAGAACTGACCTTGAGCTTGAGATGAATGAAGCAAAAACATTATCTGAAATGGTATCTATATTTGGAAAGAACAACAAACTTGGAGACGCTGTATTTCAAATGGAGCATTCATTGAGGGTTTGGAGAAATTCTTTCAATGAGACAGAGTATTTTGAAATGGAGGCTAAGCTTGCTGAGCAAATGAATGATTATTCTAGTAATTATTCTTTAAAGCAAAAAGACGTATCACCAGCAATTATTTCTAATAAGTATTCAAAGTATAATGAAAATTTAAAAAGTCGTGAGTTCTCTCAAATACTTGAATCTTTAAATGAGGGATATGAATTATATGAATCTGAGCCAAATGAACAGCATAGAAGATGGTTAAATGAATCCAAAAATGAGGTTATGAATGAAATTATAACAGCTATAGAAACAAAATGGGATTTAAATACATCATTAGATAAGGATGCTAGAGAAAGAAATAAGAAAGAAGAAACAGATTCATTTTTGATGCATACATGGCCAATGCTGCTTAATACTCAATTTGGAAGAACTTCAATTCCATCTGCTAAATTACTAGCTGGAGAAGGTGGTGTTCCAATCTTACAGATAGGTAGAACTCTAATTGGGAAAGGAATGACTGCTGAGTTCGTTTCTGAAATGAAAGAACTTGGAATAGATATAATGGTTCTTGATAGGAAAGGTGTATTTGGCGGAAGTCAAGTAGACACTATGTTTCTTGCTGGTATTGAAAAAACAATTAGAAACGCTAAACTTCAAGATGAGATACAATCTTCTGCTATAAATAGACTTAAGGGTATTGAAGAAAACCCAGAAACTTTAACTGATGTATTTGATAGACCAACTAGAATAGTTGTTAGTCAAAACACATCTTTAATAGTGGGGACTTCTCAATTTAAAAATGGAGAATTGAATAGAAAGTTTAAAGAATGGTATGATCAAAAGTCTGAATTCTTTAGAGAAAATGGAATGACATTGGAGCTTAGAAATCTAAAAAGTATATATAGTCATTTTGTAAAAGAATCTGAATTGAATTCACCAGCGACTGAACATGATGCTAATTGGATGATAAGAGCGATGTATCACGATAAAGTATCGTCTTCTCAATTCAACGATATGTTAGCAGCAGTTAGAAATAAAGGTCAAATGGAACAGTTGGCCAATAGTTTTAATAAATATGTTGTTATACCTGAAGCTTCTGGAGCTAAATCTCAAGCTTCTTGGAACACATTAAGAGAGCTAAGGGAAGATGCTAAAACAAGACCTGAGATATTGAACGAAGAACAATTAAAAGCAATAAATTTTTATGAAAGTGAGAAAGGTTTTAATATCGCTGGAATCGCTGATGAAATGAAAGGCCCTGACGGCACAATTAGAAGTCCAATGTCAGCAAAATCTATAATCATAAATGAATTGAAGAAAATGCTTGCCAATAAAGAATTAGCGGAAGAACAAATTAGTTATATTGAGAAAAGTTTAGACAGTTTAAATAGTTCTTCTATGAACGCTATATCTTATTTAAGTACTAACGCAGCTCATATAACTTATCTATTAAAAGGTCGGAGATTATTTGAGGGAAATGAATTTGGGACAGCTGGTGTTAAGCCTACTGGATGGTTCAATACTCCAACAGAAAGCATCTTATTGAAAACAAATTTTGTATATGACCCATTAATAGCAGAGATAATGGATGCAAAAGGAATTGATATTCTTACAACAGAATCAGCCGCTAAGGCTTTCAATGCAGAATTAGTGCAGATAAATAAACAATCTTGGGATGCTTTACCAGATAAGAATACAGTCGAAGCTGCTAGGCTTGCCATAGATAATGCTGGAGCTCGTAATATATCTAAAATAGCATTAGAGAATTTATTTCTTGGTAAAGTAGAAGATAGAAAAGCTCTGACAAGTGTTACATATTCTATGACAGACTTTTTATCTGAAGCTGGATTTAGGTCTTTTACTAAGGATTGGGTGAATTATGAAGAAGCTCTTAATTATCAATCAGAAAAATTATACAACCTAACTTCTGGAATCCATAGATTTGGAACAGCTCAGCATTTGATGAATAAATTACGAGAAGAGAATGCATTATTTGAAGAATCTACTGATGGATTAGCAGCTTCTTTTCTTCAAGCTGGAGTTGACCCAAATCAAGTACCAATTCATGATACAATTAGAAGAATAGCATATAAGAACCTACTTAATGAATTAAGAAAACCTAAAACTAAGGGAGCTTCGTATTCAATATTAGTTCCATTTATTGAAGGTTCTCTTCCTTTATATAAAGATATAGGAGATGTTGGTAAAAGGTCTCAAGTATTACTAGGAGGGAAAAAAGTATCTCATTCAGATGGAAATGTAGAAATAAGAGACTTTGGGAAGTTGCAATATGTTGTTTCTTCGGATGCTCTTGTAGGTGGAGTAATGACAAAAAGAGATATTCTTTTAGGTAAAAATGAAGATGGAAATTGGACAGTTACAGACCCGTATAAAAGATTAAAAGTAAGTGATTTAAAGTCTGAGATAGAGACTATTGAAAGCATTGAAAAAGATATACAGAACATGACTCCAAAGATGAGAGATATACATGAAAAATTAATGGAATTCAACGGCTCAGAAAGAGCTGAGAATTTAAGGTCTTCAATTCATTTACATTCTCTTTCTTTAAGAATGCCTAACTTAGGTGGAGATGTGGGGAATCATAAGATAGAGGGCTTCTATAGTAAGGAACAAGGAAATATTGTAGGTGTAAATATATTTGATATTGCACAGATACACCAAGCTGACTTTGATGTTGATGCAATGTTTAGTTATCATACTAAGCCGTATTCCGTATCTAGTGAATTGCTTTCATTTTCAGGACATTCTATCGAAGCGTTTATATATCCATCTACAGGGCCTTCGTTAAACTTCTTTGGTAATGGTGAAAATTCATTAAGAGCTGGTTCGGAATATCCATCTGGAGACCCATTTCATAGCCACAATATGTTATTTATGCAGTCTAAAAAGAACTTTGGAGTTGTTAAAAAACTATCTACATCTTTATCATCTTTATTAAGACAATCTGAATTATTATCAATAGACAATGTTGATTTTATTGGTAAGGATAAAACTAAAACATCAGAGCAATCTAGAGCTGAATTGGGAACATTTTTACAAACCTATAAGAATGTTTTACAATCTATAATAGATTCAGCTAAGAAACCTAATTTTGCAAGTGCTTCAAATTCTGAAGAGATTGTTAGGTATTTATTATTTGGTGATAAGCCAAGTGGGAAATTTAAATATAATTTAGATGCAGAGCAGGAAGCCAAATTTGGGCAAAAAGATTTTAAAGGATTCTTTAATCTTGAGAAAATAAAAACAGATGCTCACCGTGAAGTTTATAAAGATGCAATAATTGAATTTATCAGAGGTATGAATGGCCCTCAAAGAGTATTAACAGATGTGTTTGATGAATCTGGAAGAAGACCACCAGATGCTAATGAAATAGCAAGAATAAGGTCGGATTATTATGATTTTACAAGTGCTCCAAACAAATATGTATATGATAGAATGAGGTATAAGATTTTACAATACAAGCCTTCTAATTGGAGGGTTAAGATGAAGCATTTAAACGAGATATTCTTTGGTAGAGATTTTGATTCATTTAAAGATTATCAAGAGTATATGGATAATAAAAAAACAAAATACTTAGAGCCTAGAAATGATATTTTCTATTTAAATCAATCGAAATTGAATGAATTTAGAGAAGGCACTGTAGCTGGAAAGGTTATTACGAATCTATCACAAAGTAAAACAGAGCTACATGGGTATAGAAAGTCCCTATCTTTTAAAGGTCAGACAGCAGCTAGTGAAGCTAGAAGGGTATTAGAGAACCTTGAAATGGCATTAGCTTTAACTGGCAAAGATAGTCATGCTGAAATAATGGAATCTCTTGAAGGGGAAGAGATATTTAGTGGCTCTTATATAAAGAATTTTTATAAAGATTTACAAAAAGGTAATCTTATAAATGAGAAACAAATACAAGATTATTCTTTGTTTTTTCATGCTCTTGCAGAAGAAAAACAATCATTGCAGAAATATATAAGAAAAGCAGGCAACAATAAGAATGAATCTCATAGGATGGCTGAGAGGAAATTATTCCACACAGAGAACATTATTGAGCATTTAAAAAATCTAGAAACAAAAATGCTTGATGAGGTATATTCAAGAAGGGGTGATTCAGAATTTAAAGCATTGAGTAAGAGATTTAATATTAAAAGAAGAGTTATAAAAACTAATACTAAGGGTGGACAATCCGTAAAGAATACAAGCAATACAGATTGGATGTATGTTTACAGAAAAACGACCAAAGACGGAAGAATACGTATTGCGAAAGTAACGGCGATACGACCGGGCAAAAGCGAGAAACTATACAATGGTGAATATTATTTATTAAAGAATCCTATCAAATATGAACCTATGGGTACATCCTCAGTTATAGATGGATATGCTATGTTGAGGGTAACTGGAGATGTTCAATTATCTCATCTTGGATTCCAGAATGTAATGCATGAACGTGCTTTCATACAAGAATTCACTAATTTAAAAAGAAATCTTGGAGCTCTTGTTAGTGATACATTCAAATTTAATAAAAAGAATCCTAATGCGGCTGAGAATTGGACGATGGAAAGAAGCATGGAAGATACTATGCTTAGGGTATTTATGGATAGGTGGGTTAGTCCAGAAAGAAGAATAGCTGAGGGGCCTGATAAAGCCACTGACCAATATGTTGATTTAATTAGATATATGTTAAAGCCAGACCCAGTATTCAATACAAGGGTAATGGCTAATGGAGTTAGATTGCCTTTCTTTAAAAACAATAAAAGACTTATAAACGCTGTTGGTAGATGGATGCTTGAGAATGGAATGACTGAAGAATTTAATAACATATTTGCAACTTACGGAGCTGAATATAGAAGAATGTATGATGGTGTAATGCCAACAGAAACTGTTGACCTATTCAAAAGTAAGTTGTATGATTCCAAAGATAGAACTATAAATGTAGGGGAAGACCCATTCTATGATATATCATTTGAAAAAGGTGAGCTGTATGGAGTTGATGCGATACCATCTATGAGACATCACCATAGACACAAGCTTGCTAGGTTAGGCAATAAAACTAAAACAAGGCGAGATGAGAATGGTAATTTGGAATTCATCCATCAGTATGGTAAGTATAGAAATATACAGAATGATTTAGAGTATTATGAGAATCCTAAAGATTTAAATAAGAAGAACTTTACGGACTGCTAGGAGAATATTATGTACGGAAGATGTGTACCTGTTAAAAGAGAAACCTTAGAAGAGAAGCAAAAGTTTGCAGCTGATTCTATGAATCTCATGAGAAAACTATTCAATGGTTCAAAAGTTACATTTGAAAATCAAGTATTTAATTTAAAAGATACTATTACAAAGCATTATGGAGATACCGATAGTCCTTTAGGTAAAAAAATGTTTGAAGAAATTGTTTGGAATGCTACTAGAAAACCTGCGTTTGATTCATTTACTGGATTTACTGATGGTGATATAAGAAGGATAAAAAACTATATTGTAAAAGAATCAAAAAATTTAAATAATCCTAAACTGAGTTGGATGGAAAGACATATGTTTGTAAGGCGTGGTGTGATGCAAAAGTATGCTGTTACTAACTATATGAATAAAGGTATAAACTTTCAAGCAAACTATGAAAGGAATGCTTTCTCTAATTATTTAGATAAGCATATAAAAATATCTGAACTTATTAGAACTGAGATATTTAGAAGGACTGGAAGAACAAAATTAATACCGCATGTTAAAGAAGTTAATGATTTACAAAAGCTGGAAAATAAATTGGTATTAGAAATAAACAATCCATCCTCTGATTTAAAAGGCGCTCGTGTATCTGCAATAGTAGGAGAGATGCAAAAAATCTTAAGCTCTAGAGGTGGGGAAGTCTTAAAAGAAATTGTTGAATATCTTGAAACTCCAAAGCCTGAAAAGGGTGAAAGAATGAGAATCGACCCTGAGTCTGGAAGAGAGATTCCATTTGAGAGGAACGTTGAAAGAGCTGGAGAACAAGCAAGAGAGCTTCTTGATGATATGGGTAAAGTTTTAATTAGCGGATTAGAAGCTCACAAAGATGTTATAAGAAATGCATATCTTAACTCAACAGATAAAAGTGCTTTGCTAACAAGAACTGGTCAGAGAGTTCAGAGGTATGAAAAAGTAATTAATGAAGAGATAAAAGCAATTAAAAAAGGAATGGAGGGAGGTGATTACTTTCCACATTATCTTGTAGAGTCTTTCTTAACAATAGAAAATGTTATGAATAGGGCTGAGAAAGAGCAATATAAAAATTCAGAAAAAGATTTAAATGAACTTGAGCAAATAGTTACTGAAATGAGAAGTAGTTTAGGAACTCCTAAGTCTGCTAGATTTAGAGGTTCAACTCCTTCTGATTTATTTTTAAGTAGCCCCCTTACTGTTCTTAGGAAATATTCACTTGATGCTATCGCATTTAATAAATCAAATTATTTAAAGAATTTATACTACAATGGTATGAGGGGAATGCCAAAAGAAGGTGAAGCTGCAGCGGCTTTGGAAAAGTATTTAAGTGACACATTTCAATTAGCTGGTAAAGGATATTCTGATAGGCCAGATTGGGTTAATAAGACTGTAAGGACGTTAACTGGATTTCAATTCTTATCTAAACTTGGGTTTGGTGTTGGAACAGCTGCTAGGAATACATTATCTGGTATGTATTATATTCAATCTGTTGGTAATAGAAATTTTGCAAGGTATCTTAGAGAATGGGAAAACCATCCATTAAGAGATACAGTTAGAGATGTTGAAAAAGAACAGGGTTTTAAATTTGAAGATATGGCATCTCCTTTATTTACTGAAGGGTTATTGCCAACTGAAGGTATAAAGCAAAGACAAGTAGAAATAAAAGAAGTTGATGGTAATCATGTTCTTCAATATAAAGAAGGTAAGATATGGAGAACCTTCGATGCGGCCTTAACAAAAGCAACTGGAACAGGTGCTATATTTCAAAGAGTTACTGAAAACTTTTTAAGAAGACATATGTTTAGATATTCATTCATAGAAAAATATAATGAATTAAGAGATGGTGGGTTAACGGATACAAAATCTAAGCAAAAAGCAACAAAACATGCAGTTGATGTAGTTGGTAAATATGCATTTGAATATGCTGCTAGTCAAAAAGCTCCTATGGTTGGTGGAAGTCAAACTGGATTGGGAGCAGCTGGTCAAATAGCATTTCAGTTTATGCATTATCCAATGTCTTTTTTACAATTACAATCTGATGTATTAAGGAAATCTTGGGATGCTGGAATAGCAAGACAATGGAATAGTCCAGACTTAATTGTTCCTTTAAGATTCGCAGGTCTCTATTTATTCACAGAATTAATGAGTGGTGTATTGAATCTTGACCTTCACAGGATGATGGAAAATGATACAGTTGAAAGAATACAGACATTAAAGAAAGCTCTTGAAGGTGAGGATGTAAAGGGTAGGGGATTTATGGGGCCAACTGTTGGTGACCTTTACTTTTATGCAACCATGCTTGACTTTATTAAAACACCAGATAATGCAATAGCAGATATTATAGTTGGATATAATGATGCATATGAAATGACAACAGACCAACAAAAAGCAAGAGCCTTATCTACATTGAATGTTCAATTATCAAAACTTATAACTAAAGATTATAAAGCATTAAGTAATGGCACTGGATGGGATTTATTAATGCATGAGTTTGGATTGTACCCAACAAAGAGAACAAGAGAATTAAGAAAGAAAGAACCTCTTAGAACTATATTCCCAAGTAAAAAGAAGAAAGAGGGAACTGATGTTGTAGCTAAGGCATCTAGGGAACAACAAGAAGAACTTACAAAGCTTTACAGAGCGATGGGGATTTAGGTATATACCAAACAAAGGAGCTCCCACCGCTCGTAAAGCAATTTATTTATAAATGAACAAACATCCCGAATGTTAATTTGTTAAATAAACTTATTCTTATTTCCATGTGATTTATGTCATTATGTTTTTCTAAGAAAATAGATAATGGGAATAGATTTATATTTGTTATTGAAGCGTCTAGTCCATCATCTTTATTATCTACTTTCATTGATACTATTCCAAGTAGCTGGTCACCTACTTTCCACATTTTGATTCTCCTCTCTCTTATCGTACAATCCGTACATTGTTATTAATATAGCATCTGCATTGTATAGTGTAACTTTTTTATCTGTATAATGTGAGGCTATTTCTTTTAGTTGTCTTTTTCTACTGGGTTTATCTTTAGGTAATTTGATACCAAGTTTTTCTTGCCAATGCTTCATCCATTTTTGTGGAGTAACAAAGGTTGTTTCTATTTGGTATGCTCCCAGAATACCTAACCATTTTCCATAATTAGTGCCAAATTTAAATATAGAACTCCTTCCGTCATGTGGCATGGCGTGTACTTTTTCTATATATGCATACACATCTTCACTATGACCAAGAAATGATTCAACTATTTCAGCCATTGTTTCCACGTTTTGTGGACATTTATATGATGTTATTCCCTTTCTCCAACAAGCTATTGCTCCACCTTGGCCTGGGTCTATTCCTATTATTGTCATTGCGCATCTCTCCTATATGAGTATTTATGAGGACTTTTTACATACTTTCTTTTATATGTAGGCCTTTCATATTTACTGCTAATTATTTCACCATCAAATGTATTTATTATTTTATTAGTTAACTTGTCTCCAGATTCATATCCAATAAATGTATTTTTGTACTTATTGCAACCTTTGTCTATTACATCAGAAGGGATTGCTTTGGGTGTCTCTTCATTACCAGTTAAGAGGAACCAATAGCACTTACGAGAAACCTCGTAGAAACACCCGTAGCAACTTCTATGCAATATTATCTTTCTCCGCCATTGTAGAGTTCATATAGAACTTACATCTTCCACCATTGAATCCAACCATGTGAGTACCTATCTTTCCGTATCTACTTTTAGCGACTATAATCTCACTCTTGTATGGATTAAACTTATCGCTATCAAAGTTGTGTCCATAGAATACGAACATAGCAGATTCAGCAGTTTGTTCTATTACACCTGACTCTGCATAATCACTCATACGAGGTCTAGGGTCTAATCTCTTTTCAATCTCCCTATTGAGCTGAGATACTAATATAGCAGAACAATTCTCTTGCTTACATATCCATTTATACTCTTGCATTATCTTTTCAATCTCAAACCTTCTTCCTTCTTTAATGCCATCTACTTGTATCAACTGAATATAATCATCAATGACCACATCTGGTTTATGTTTAGCAATTTCTCTTAGGCAATCATCAAGACTTCTTACATTGTCATACATAAGAAACTCTTTATAGTTACCCTTCAATCTATCTGATACAGATTCAAATTCAACCTTACTATTTTCATTAAGGTCATTTCGTCTTATATCTCCGTATTTAAGAGAACTTGATTCCATTACCGCCATCTTCTTTAACATCTCTGTATTGCTCATTTCTCGATTGAATAGCATTACTCTGTATCCTTGTTCAATCAATCCTTTTACAATATTAATTACTAGAGTTGTCTTACCATGACCGGGCCTACCGCCTAGTACAGTTAATTCCTTTCTAGTCATTCCACCTGCAAATGTATCAAGATGTCCGAGGTTAAATGGTATCAGGTTTGTATCTTCTTCTACAGTTGCCTTCATCTCTTCAACCAACACTTCAATGTCTCTTATTTTAGAGGGTTGAACGTGTCTTAATTCCTCGATTAATTTGCTATGTTTCTCTAGAATACTACCTACTTCTTTGTAGTCTTCATAACTAGCATCAAGTAAAGCTTGAGCTGACTTAGCAGTCTCTCTTTGTATGTGTCTTTCCCATACTATCTTAGCATAGTTTTCTACATTACTTTTAGAGACATAAGATTCAGATAATCCAGTTATATAGTACGCTTTACTATCACCTGTCATATCTTTCATCTTTTCAGATAGAGTAACAAAGTCTATATCTACGCCATCTTTATATAATTCAGCCATAGCCTTCCATATATCTTGATTTTCTGTAGCATAGAAAGCATTATTATCTCTTATCCAAGCCATAGCAATCTCTTGCTCTCTCTCACCGCCTTCCAATATACAACCCAGTAAAGCCTGTTCAGCTTCAGATGCAGACGGCATTTTCTTTAAGTCTTTTGCCATATTAGCTCCTATTGTTCAAATAAACCAACTTGATTTGCTGGTTCGTAATTTATTATTAAGTATTCCTTACGTTCCTTTTCTTTAGCTGCGTGAGTTGCGCCTGCATATTTAAGGTCTATAGTTCTTACATCATAATCCTTATATAGTTCTGCAACTCTTTCTTCATGGTCATAACTAATCATGAATTTTCCACCGCTTTCGTGTATCTTATCTACTTTTTCTTTCAATCTTAAATGGTCGTCAGCATTAAAATTGTGTTGATAATACTTATTACCTTTTTCATGAGCAACGAAATATGGTGGGTCTAGATACCAAAAGTCTCCCACTCTTGGGTTGTATCTATCTACTAGTTCAGCAAAGTCTAGGTTCTCTATTGTACTACCTCCTAGTTTTTCTCTTGAGTATTTAAACTCTTCTTCCCAGTTTTTATTCCAATCTTTTATCATAGACATAGGTGTATGAATTAATTTGTTAAAGCTGTGACGAATACAATAGAAATACTTGGCGGCTCTTAAAGGGTCGGGTATCTCTATCTCTCTTTTTTCTTGCACCTCAACCTTAAAATCTAAGAATAATTTTCTAGATTTGGGAAGCCAATTTAGAGTATCTACCAATTCATCAAGCTTATATATCACACACATATATAAATTGACAATGTTGTTATCTTTATCATTTAGTACGTTCCATTCTGCTTTATTCTTTCTGAAGAACATTGACAAACCTCCAGAGAATACTTCAAAATACCTATCATGTGGGGGTATGAGAGGAACAAATCTTTTGCTCAACTCATACTTCCCACCATAATAAGGTATCACGATTGGACAGTCGTACCAATCAAGCGACGGCAACCTTAGCCTCTTTGGAAGCCCAACGTTTAATTGTAGGATACAACTTACCTTCAATCGTATGTGTAGACTGGCTATCTCTATTCATGTGGTGACTTAATACGTTAGTACCTACATTGAATAAATCCCAAAATGATTTAGGTTTATTTGCTATTAAAGCCTGAGTAACCATTTCATTTGCTTGAAGTGGAAACATCTTTAAGAAGTCAACAATATGCTTGTCTTTGAAATCAGTATCTATTAAAACAGGGAACTCATCTTTCATAACAAGTTTTGTTTTCTCAACTGTTTCAGAAACAATATCACCTATATCATCTAATGATACATTTGCTTTGATATGTTTGTTCTTATACTTTGATACTACTACACCTATAACAGCTCCATTAGAACATATAAGTCTAAATGCACCTGCTATTATATTTACACCTAAAGAACCATCGTAACTATTCCCGATTACAATTTCGGGATTCATTTCATCATTCTTTCCTATCTTAACAAGGTTATTTGGAAAAGACCAACTTGTATGAAGTTTTTGTCCATTACCAAATACCCTCACTTCTTTAATCTTTCCGCCATTCGCTTTGATAAGTGGTTCCGCAGTCTTTAAAAGTGTTTCATTCTTAACCAATTTATAATCATTGGTCATACAACTGAGTATTTCATTTGTGTCTTCTCTTATAATGAATTTATATCCAGTTTCTAATCCATGCTTACTATAGTTTTCTATAGCTGGCACTTCTCTTACTGGAAACATTGCATTTTGTAACATTTATCTCTCCTTTTCTATTATTTCTTTTATCCATTTATTGACCATAGATACAATCATTGCTATCATGAAAATACTTACAGCCCAAACACATATGCCAATTCCTAGTATTAAGAAATTGGCTATCCACTCTGCTATGTCAAACATAATCATTCCTCTTCTCCTTTGTAAACAGGTGGGACTGAACCCAACCGTTTTCTCTCGTTTTCTTTTATTGCCTTAATGTTCTTCCCTCTATTCAGAGCAATAGTTCTTAGATAAGGGAATCCTTTTCCATTTAGATACCATTTACCTTGATAGTATTGCTCTATTGCATACTCCATTACGTTATCATCCACATCTTTCGTTCCAACTAAGAATTGATAATAGTTGAAGTGAGTTTCTGAGGGAACCTCTCTCATTATAATGGTTGCAATCTTTGTTAATAGTGTCCCAGTTCTCTTGCTCTTTGACTTGAGAATCTTATTCATCTGAACTGCATAGTTCTTACTCCCCTTCAGATTGTAGCCGCAAGCTGGACACTTGTTCATCCTCTACCTCCTTCTGCATTTCATCATGAATTTCATTTAATTTATCATATGCAGGGTTATCTTTATTATTTCTCATTTGATTGTGAGCTTTTAAGAAGTCGTCAGCAAGTTCTATTCCAACCTCTTCTATCAACTCTTTTCTATTGCCAGTTTCACACAAGTGGCTTATCCATGACATTTTTCCCATTTCTCTCTCCTTTGCATTTATCGCATTTTTCTTTTACTTTACCATATGAAGGAAAATCCTCATAATGGCGAATCTCTCTAGATTTTTTAGTGAAGTTGTTTATAATAATAATCTCCCAACATCTTCTACATTCAATACAGTACTTAACTCTAGTATCTGCATTTTTAGCATCTTTAACTCTTCTTTGAAGAGCATTGGATGTTAGCACATCATTTAACTTCCTACCTCTCATTTATTTCTCTCATTAGTTCTTCACCTTCTTGTATCTGAGCTTCATTAAATTCATCTGCGGTTGTAGGCTCTCCATCTTCTATCGAAAAGTAATTATGTATTATTGTTCTTACTTTAGATAGTTTTGTTGTGTCAGATATTTCTTCCCAAGAAAGAACATCTAGTATATGCTCTAATGCCTTATTCTTATCATCTAACATTTTTTCAATTTCTAAGACATGTCTATTTAATTCTTTTATCTGCTCTGTCATTTTACTCTCCTATTACTTTGACTTCAGTTGATTCTGACCATCTTTGGTCACCTAAATAAAAAGCTCTTTCATTTGTAGGGTGGTGGTCTGCTCTTAATACAATTACTTGAGTTGCGCAGCCAGTTTGCTCTACAACAATGGCTCTTAACCCTGAACTAGTATCGACTAATTCACCAACAGAAACATCCCTTAAGTATTTATAACCTTTAGCAGGCTTCCATTGAGGTTTATCAATCATCGCAGCTTTTGCAAGCTTGCGGGCTATTCCTATTTGCCTTTTCCTTTTCGTTTCTGGTTTCAAGTTCCTTCTCTCCTTTAATTATATCATCTTTTATTTTAACAAAATCTTTTCTTATTCTTTCATACATTTTAGCATCATCCCACTGTGTGAAATGTTCAGCTGATTGTTGTGAATAAACTAGAGCGATTATAACCCACTCCATTTCAGATTTAGTTAATTTAATTAGTGCAGTTGATTCGTTCATTATCTCTCCTTAAAATTTTGAGGGTAGCCTTCTTGGGAGAACGAAGGGAGAGACGAGAGAGAGATTATATATTATCCAACTACCCTCGCCTCTAATTTACTCTATTGTATATTACAATAAAAAACCCTTTTTTCTCTTATTTAGAAGGGGACATCATCATCCATCTCTTCTTGAGATAGGACATCTCCATCCTCCCACTTAGTAACAGTGTTGACTTTGAATGTAGCACGTTTCTCTTGTTGGTCTACTGGTAAATCACGAGTTTCTTTAGTGACATATTCTTGTCTCTTAGTTGTGACGTACACTGGTTGACCTACAACATCTTCATCTTCAATAAGAACTAACTTCTTTATTCCTTTGTCATCTTCACATTTAATGCCAAGATTCTCAAGCAAAGCAAAGTATCTTTGATTCTTACTAGCTGATGATGTATCCGTGAAGACAAAGAATCCATTATCATATAGAACTTTATCTTTTAGATGTGTACAACTGACCTCTTGTTGAGAACCTCCACCATTAAATACTGGTATCTTTTCTCCAGAGTTATCTCTTTTGTACTCATATCCATCCATTTCCCATAGTTTCTGTTTAACATCTACTACTTCAGGCGCTACTTTGTATGTCATATTTACAACAATAGCCTCACCTGCTCTAGTTGCAACTTCTTTAGTAGTTAAAGATGTTACATGAGCTGGGTAAGTACCTTCCTCAGTTGGAATCCATTGTTGTGAAGGGTCATATACTGCACCTTTTATTGTCTTAGCCATTATTACTCCTATTTAGTGTTTTTAGTTGTTGTGTATTTGTCTAATAGTTTTTGATATTCAGCGGTGAACTCTTCCATTTTCTTTGATGGTTTACATCCTTTAGCCCCTCTGAAATATAGACTTGGTTCAACGAATTTACCATCTGCAGTTTTCATAAATCGTTTGATTTTAGTTCTGTCTTTAGCAACTACGTTTAACTTTTCCATTTCAGCAAGAGCCTTCTTTGAAAGTACTCCGCTCTTTACGAGTTTCTCGGTATTCTCTTTTGAGATTTTACCCATGTGTTTGTTCTCCTTCTCCCAAGTCCTCTGGTTGAGGTAGTGGGATTTCTTCTATTGTAAATGTATGAAATGACGGATTAACTGTTAAGGATGTATCCTCTTCAGTTTTAAATACCATCATAGGTTTGCCATTCAGAAGCTTAGTTCCTTTATAAACTACTCTTCTAAATTCTTTTCCATCGTTAGTGCCTATTGTATAACACTCTTCTTCAGTTAGAAGAGCATCATCATAACTACTGTTCAGATTTCGCATTTAGTTTTTCCTTCTCTCTCTCTAGTTTTAATAGTGATGAATTGTAATTTGCAGTATTTATTGCTTGTTCTTTGATTAAATCGTGTATCTGCTCTATTCTTTCTTCGCTTATATCTCCAGCTACTACAAGAATATCATTTGCTTGTTCATCAGTTAATGATAAATCTTCAACCTGATTACGATATACATCATCTGCAATATTTAGGTACATATTAAATGCTTTCTTAATACAGTCTGTATTAGCAGCTTTAACATCATTGCCTATATCTACAAATTCATTAGTGCCACGTTTCTTTTGTATCCTATGTGCAGCTACCATATCAGCCTTTCTCCATAGTCCTTCATCATACCAAGTTAAGCGACCTTGTACAACATACGCTTCGCTTCCTAATACCTCAGTCTTTTCTATCGTCCAAGACCAGCCTGGAAATTCTTTATCTGCAACATCTCTCATGTAAGAGAATTCCACATAATCCAAACCCATCTTTTTCTTAATGAACGGCTTAGGTGTCTTTAGCCTAGATACTTTTTTATGCTTGTTAGTTATTGCCTTTCTTACGGCATCGGTAGCCTGTAGCATTTGCTCGTCAACTACCATTACCTCATTCTTATTGCTCATTATTACTCCTTATCTTTTTTTATCTGCTAGTGTACTAGGACAGATACTATAAAATTGACAATATCTACATTCCCAGTCTTGCATAGGAACACCATAAGATACTTGAGGTACAAGTTCATCTTCAAAAGACTTCCCCATATCTTCTTTCATCTCATGTATTTCTATCCAATATTCCAAAGCTTTGTCTATCCACTCTGGAGACACTAGTTGTTCTCTCATTTGTGATGTATTTTTATTATACCACAAGAGATACATATTAATTCTATCTGGACTATACTTATGTCTTACTCCCAAAGCATAAGTACCTAATTGAAGTTTGTAATTTAAATCAGAATTAGCAACTCTATTCTGTTTTCTACCAAACTTAGTAGTCCACTTATAGGCAGCTGCAGTTTTTAAATCATAGAGATTGAATTCTTCCGTATCATTTATCTTATCAGTTATCATTTCACCTGCGTCAAATGTACCAGACACTTCTAACTGTTCTAATTTAATTTTCTCTTCAATATGAATACTCTTAGTGATTGGAGCATCTTTAGATTGCATACCTGCTAATGTGTCTTGGTATGATGACAATGCTTTTTCAACATCACTATGTACTATAGTCCCAAGTCTTAGTATTCTATATGAACCACCATCTTTTTCATCAGTTGGATAATCATAGTATGAATACATTTGTTTCCTTAAACAACTGCCTGCAGATGATGCATGAAACACGTTCTTATCTCTCTCTTTGAGTGATTCTTGCTGTTTAAGGTATGTGTTATATATTTGCTCTATATCCATTTTTCTCTCCCAAAATGTATCGTAAATTTAATAATATCAAGGTTTACAGTCAATCGAAATATAGGAATGTGTAAGGCATTTCAGTCAGTTCCTTACCAAACTGGGCTCTGTAGATAAATCCAGTGACCAATGGACTGCAGTTCCACTCCTATATTTCTTGCTCGGGTTAAGCAATTTT